GTCGTGCAGTAACAAAAGACGATTACATCACCGCAATTCAACAAAATAATTTAGGTTATTCGTTTGATGCAGTTAACGTTTGGGGTGGCCAACAGAATGATCCTCCAGTTTATGGTCGTGTATTTGTTTGTATGAAACCAACTGGTGCATACACAATCACAGAAAATCAAAAAGCAAAACTGATTAAAGATGTTTTGAAACCGATTTCAATGATGACTGTTGAACCAACAATTGTTGATCCAGATTATACTTACATTCAAATTACAGCAAATGTATTGTATGATCCTAAAAAGACAGTATCAACATCAGACCAAATTAAAGCTGCAATACGTACTACAATCAACAATTACGCTAGGTCCACACTCAACACATTCAATTCAACATTTAAATCATCTGAATTTAATAACAGAATCAATTCAGTGGATCCTTCAATCATTACAAATGAAATTTCCATTAAGTTACAGAAGAAATTCTTTCCAAATTTAACCACACCAACAACATATAAGTTATATTATGGTACTGAATTGAAGAAAGGTATGTTCTTAACTGGTATATTGAGTTCACCAACAGTTGTGTATAGAAACCCATTGAATCTTGCACAAACTATCCAAGGCCTTTTTATTGAAGAAGTTCCTTCATCAACTGGCGGTGTAGAATCAATCACCGTTACTAATCCAGGATTTGGTTATGAGTATCCACCAATTGTCACCATATTAGGTGATGGTACGGGTGCAACAGCTCAAGCTGTTGTGGTGAATGGTGTTATCAGAGAAATTAAAGTGTTAACTAAAGGCACAGGTTATACTTCAGCAATAGCGACAATTACAAATGCAGCAAATGATAAAACAGGCACCTTAGGTGCAGCAACTGTTACACTTGAAGGTAAATATGGTACACTAAGAACGTACTACAATGACACACTAAATGTAAAAACCGTATTTGATGGAAACATTGGTACTGTTGACTACAACTCAGGCATCATCACATTAAATGCATTTGCACCAATCACTGTTGATAATCAATTAGGTTTATTAACAATGACCGCAACACCATCAACAAGTATTATTTCATCTTCATATAATAGAATTATAACAGTGGATGAATATGATCCACAATCAATCATCGTTAACGTAACAGCCAAATCAACATGATAGAAAACGGCCAACTAACCTCCATGCTGGTCAAAGACCAGTTGCCTGAGCACATCCGTGATAACGATGAATACCAAAGGTTCCACACATTCATTCAAGCATACTATGAATGGATGGAACAAACAGGTAAAGTCACCGAAAGAACCAAAAATCTTTTAAGTTACAAAGATGTTGATACAACAACAGAACAATTTCTAGATTACTTTACGAATGATTTTTTACCATTCTTTCCCAAAGACACTCTGTTAAGTAAAGAAGAAACGATTAAAGTTGCAAGACAATTATACCAAACAAAAGGTACACCTGCATCTTATGAGTTTCTTTTCCGTGTATTATTCAATTCAGAATTTGAAGTATTCAATACCAAAGAGGCAGTATTTAAAGCATCTGCTGGTACGTGGTATGTTTCAAAGAGTCTGAAACTCGCATCAAGTAACCGTAATTTCTTAAACACCAAGAACCTCAGAGTATTTGGTTTAGAATCAAAATCTATTGCCACCATTGAGGCTGCGGTTCTAGTTGGTGACAAGACAGAAATTTTTATTTCCGACATTCAACGTTTGTTTGAGTCAGGAGAATTTATCAAGATTGTTGATTCAAATAATCAAGATGTTTTGTTTGATGATGAAATACTTACAGCAAAAATTGTAGGTCAAATTAGCCAAATCAAAGTAAACTCTATCAAACGTGGTTCATTGTATCAACCCGGTGACCCTGTTGTTGTATATGATGGTATGGATGATGTAACCACTGGTGTTGGTGCATCAGCAATCGTAACAGAAACAACTAAAGGTTCACTACAACGTATTAATGTTGTTAATGGTGGTTTTGGATACACCTTAAAACCAAACACAGTTGTAACTATTATTGGTGGTGGAGGTGCAAAAGCAAATGTATACTCTCTATCAAATTACTTACCACCATCTTACACAATTGTTAATGGTGGTTCAGGTTACCGAGTAAACGATAGGGTTAATTACGATGACTCAGCGTTTGCATATGTTACGAGTGTTGATAGATCCGGTTCAATTACAAGTATTAAGTATGTGCCTTCCGTAAATGCACAGGCTGTTGTCAGTCTTACAGCAACAGTAGAATCATCCAATCCTTTGGCAACTGGTGCAGTAATAACAACTGCACCTGCACCAGGTAATGCAAGAGCAAATGTAAGTTACATCTCAACAGATATTATTGGTTTTAAAGATGATGTTGTAATTGGTAACAGTAGTTTCTTTTTTGCAAATATGGCTAGCGCAAATGCTAACACAAGATTAATTGATGCACTTTCTTTTGGTTCA